CCTGCGCGCACTTTCAAGGGTTTCACAATTCAGGCTATCAAGGAGCCTAACTGTTACGCCCTCGATTGTCCCTGCGCTCACCGCTATTGGTAAATCTCTTCCGATAGGGCACTCATGTTTACAGTAGTTGGCCTTTAGCTCCGGCATCCCATACGCCTCTGCCATCATCACAACGGTATCAACTGGAACCGCTTTTGTGAGGCCAAGTTCATATTGGGTAAGGGATGATTCCGAAACCCCTAAGAACTTTGCTGCGCCTGCCCTGCTGTTCAAAGCATCATTATGTAATGCCGCCTTTTTTCTACATTCAAAATATATGTTTTCGGCCATTTTCTGCACCCATTCTGTACACTGCACTTATTTGAGTTTTGCTATAATTTAATCAGCATCATAGGCATCGCTGATGTCGAGGTAATCACTAATTCTTTTGATTGCTACCTCGCTGTACACTCTGCCATTAAGGACAGACGATACATACGTTCGTGCCATGCCTAGCTTGCTTGATAATTCGCCAACGCTCAAATCGCGTTCAATCAAGCGAATTTTCGCCCTTTTGCACCACATCGGAAGCTTGTGTCCCACATTTTTACCCCCCTTTACCTGACATTTGTACTTTACATTTGTAATGAACAGGAGTATCATAAAAATGAGTTCACTTAACATTTATAACTCACATTTGCAACTCACTTTTGTTCATTGCAAACTTATTATAACTCAAATTAGTGAGTATGCAACCCCTAAACTCACTTTTGTTCAAATTTGTGAAAGTCGCATAAAGAGGTACAAGATGTTCTATACTAATTTACAAAAAATTTGCGCTGAAAGGGATACCAACGTCACACAGGCATTAAAAGACATTGGGCATTCGGATGGATGTGTTGGCCGTTGGAAAAGGGGTGCCCTCCCCACTATGGCCATCGCCATTGATTTAGCTAAACACCTTCATGTTTCGCTTGATGTACTAGCCTTTGGCGAATCATCAAGCGTTCCAAGTCTGTCTGACGATGACAAGGAATGGCTTTCTATCATCCACAACATTCCTGTTGAGCGGCAGCAAATGTGCAAGGACTTTCTCGAAACTCATATGGTTCAACAAGAAAAGTTTATCGACAAGAAAATCGGCTGATATCCTTTGAATACGCAAAGAGCATCGGCCGCAACAGGTAAAAGCGCAGGAGGCTGCACTATGTCTAATGGAAAGAGAACCATCCGCATTTTAGAATCCGCGAACTCAGAGCGTGAGGAACTAGTCTTAGAGCTCCAACGGCTTCTTTCGTGCTATCAAATGGCTACAGCAGATGATAAGAAGGTGGTTTGGGCAGTCCTCAACAAATACGCCCCCTATATAGAAAGTATATAAATCCCCTTTTTTACATCCAAATTTAAGGCTTTTTTGGCAGGGAGGTCTTTGCTTTGCCCAAGATAGCAATAAAAAAGGTTGCGATTTATATTCGAGTTTCTACCGTTCATCAGGTAGATAAATTCTCCCTCCCCATGCAGCGCCGTGACCTATCCACCTACAGCGAGTTGATTCTTGGTATCCCAGATTATGAGATTTTTGAGGATGCAGGCTATTCCGGAGGCAATACCGATCGTCCTGCATACCAAAATATGATGACCCGCATTCGCAAGGGCGAGTTTTCCCACCTGCTTGTATGGAAGCTTGACCGTATAAGCCGCAACTTGCTTGATTTTGCTGCCATGTACGAAGAGCTACAACGCCTGGGAGTTGCCTTCGTTTCCAAAACAGAGCAGTTCGACACATCTACAGCCATGGGCGTTGCCATGATGCAGATTATTATGGTTTTTGCCACTTTGGAAAGGCGAACCACTGCTGAACGCGTAACCGCAACTATGCTTTCTCGTGCCCATTCAGGGCAATGGAACGGAGGACGCGTGCCTTATGGTTACAATTACGATGCTGATACAAAAACGTTTTCTATCAATGAGGACGAGGCCAAAAACTGCCGCACAATCTTCAATACATACCTGAAAGAAAAATCCATTGTTGTTGTAACTCAATATATGAATAGCCTTGGTGCTAAAACAAGAAACGGGATTGATTGGACGCCGGGGACTGTCTGGAAGATTCTGAGCAATCCATTCTATGCCGGCATATACCGCTACAATAGATACAGCGGAACAAAAAACAGAATAATTAACGACAAAAACGAGTGGATTCTGGTCAAGAATCATCATCCGGCCATCATTACGCAAGACGCATATGAACAGGCAGCAACAACCCTGCTTGAGAATGGCACTCAGCGCAATACGTTAGGCCGCTTGCATCATGCAAAACAGCCATATGTATTCCGCGACCTTATTTATTGCGGATTATGCAAAACCAGAATGGTTGCGTCCCCCGGCAATAAGAACGCCCACGGCGCACGAATACCAATATACACTTGCCCACTGCGGCGAACTTCAAGCTGCGATAATCAATCCACAAATGAATATGCGATAGGAGAATTTGTTCTAAACTATATAATCAATATGCTTTGGGCCAAGAAGGAATTCTCGTCAATCAAAAGCCCCACCGAGCTGGAAAAACGGTTGCTTCGTGGTTCCAGCTTTTGTAAGATAGCCTATATTGAACCTGATGGTCTGAACGATTTTTATAATCTGCTTACCCATTACAAGCGCGGCAGCTCTTTCATCTTTACAGCATCTAAGCCGCATAAGAAAAAGGCCCCGGAAAATTCCGAGGTTGCCGCCTTGCGCAAAGAGCAAGAACAACAGGAACGCGCACTCTCCCGCCTTCAGAATCTATATCTGTATGACGAATCCGCTATATCCGAGAAAGATTTTATCCTCCGCAAGCATGACATCATGGCTAAATTGGATGAAATAAACAGAAAACTCGGCATGATGAATACTGCGGCAGTCGCTACCCTATCAGATTCCGACTTTGTTGCGAAAGCGAGCTACTTGCTCATATCGAAAGAACTCCAAAGCAAAAAATATATCTATTACAGAGATTTCGCGGAATCTGTTTCCCCGGACGTTCTTAAAACCTACATGAGGTCAATCATTGATTCTATATTCCTTGTCTATGGGCACGTTACAGCCATTACATTCAAGAATGGTCTTACACATCGGTTTGCTTATTCTGCTCCGCTTTCCCCACGATTTTCTCATAAAAGCGGCTACAATCTTGATAAGCAAAAACAGGCAGAGCAAGTGACGAATATAAGCAGGCATTTTGGAAGCTTATGAAGAATAATCAGCTGTCATATTCGGTGCATGATACATTGCAGATTGGTACTGACAGTGACGGCGGATATCTTGTTCCGGACGAATACGAGACAGTTCTTATTGACAAACTTGCCGATGAAAACATTATGCGAGGATTAACTACAATCATACCAAGTGCAAACGGTGATAAAAAGATTCCGGTAGTTGCATCTCACGGTGAGGCTGTGTGGACAGATGAAGGTTCAGAATACACTGAAAGCGATGATGAGTTCGGAACGGTATCTCTTGGAGCTCATAAGCTAAGTACGATTATAAAAGTATCGGAAGAACTGCTCAATGACTCCGCATTTAATCTTGAAACATACATATCATCGGAATTTGCAAGAAGAATGGGTGCAGCAGAGGAATTGGCATTTATCAACGGCAACGGTACAGGCAAACCGACAGGTGTGTTAAATACGGCTGAAGTAGGGGTTACATCTGCTGCGTCAAATGCAATAACAACAGACGAAATAATTGACCTATATCACAGCCTTAGAACGCCGTATCGAAAGAATGCCGTATTTATATCAAGCGACAGTACAATAAAGGCTATAAGAAAACTTAAAGACAGTAACGGTCAGTATTTATGGCAGCCGGGTCTGCAGGCAGGACAGCCGGATACAATTCTTAACCGTCCGATACATACTTCTGCATATATGCCTGAGATAGAGTCCGGCAATAAGATATTGCTGTTTGGTGATTTATCATATTATTGGGTGGCTGACAGACAAGGACGTTCATTCCAAAGATTGAATGAACTTTTTGCAAAGAACGGACAAGTCGGTTTCCGTGTATTCCAAAGATTGGACGGAAAGCTGATATTGCCTGAATCGGTTAAAACTGTTCAGATGAAATAATAGGAGGGTAAAATGAAA